GTTAGACAGCGATACAATGCTTACGGTTCAGATCGGAGATAAGAGTGATTTCGCCGTAATGAATAAAGAGATATTTCTAAACTCTTCTGAATATTTGAAACGCGGATATGTGCAAGATCCAGATTACCCACAAGTAACCATAGCTAATCCTATGATAGCTGATTTTTCATTCGATTATGCTTTTGAGTGTGCAGGAGAAGAACAGCATGAGGATTGGAAAGAAGAAGTTACAGCAGAACTTACCAATGCCGGGTTTGATTTTAATAAAATCGAAGAACAAATAAACAAAGTTTTTGAGGTACACCCATCTTATTGCGAAGGTGATCTGGTGGACATAGATGAATAAGCTGCCAGGGCCGCAGGAAGGAGTAGGGAATGCTTGATCTAAACGACGAAAAATATGATGAAGCGGAACTTTGCACAGACTGTAATTATTACGGAGAACCAGCAGGCTGTAATAGAAATGGTGGAACGTGCAAGTTGTATGATGCCTTTATGGATTTAAAAGAAGAATGCAATTTTTTGCAATGTAATGACAGGTAAACCCGAATTTAACGGAGAAAGGCGGTGTGAATTGAAAGTAGGTCTTATTGATGTAGACGGGCATAATTACCCCAATTTACCGCTCATGAAAATAAGCGCATGGCATAAATCAAAAGGCGATCGTGTGATGTGGTATGAACCGTTTGACGGTCTGATCGAAGAATACGACATAGTTTATATGTCAAAGGTGTTCAGCTTCACGTCCGACTACATAGAGCCTATTTATTCAAGGGTGATTAAAAAGGGAGGCTCCGGGTATTGCATCGAATTAGAAAACGGCAGGGAGAAATATAAGAAAGAAAGAGATTGCTTGCTTCCAGAAGAAATTGAGCATATTTACCCGGACTATACTCTGTATCCTGAAATGACCAGAGATACCGCATATGGTTTTTTGACAAGAGGCTGCCCGATGGGGTGTGAGTTTTGTCATGTAGCTTGCAAAGAGGGGAAAGAGAGCCATAAAGTGGCTGACTTGTCAGAATTTTGGAAAGATCAGAAAAATATCGTTCTCTGTGATCCAAACACATTGGCGTACCATGGACACATGGAATTATTACAGCAGCTGGTAGATAGTAAAGCAAAAGTGAATTTTAATCAAGGCTTAGATATAAGACGGATAAATGAAAAAAATCTTGAATTGCTTAAACAGATCAGGCTTGATGGAATACATTTCGCTTACGATCGCTACGAAGATAAACACCTCATAGAGAGGAAATTAAAAGCATTCAAGGAGTCGACCGGGTACGATAAAGACAAAGGGCGTGTGATGGTTTATATCTTAACCAATTTCAATACAACGATTGAGCAGGACATTGAAAGAATCCAATTTTGCAGGTCGCTGAGATTTTCGCCCTATCCTATGATTTATGACAAAGAGCATTGCAAGCCAATATATAGAAAAATTCAAAGATGGTGTAATAACTTTATTTTCTGGAAAACGCCTACGTTTGAAGAATATGTTGGGTAACTAAATTAGTATTTTCATGATCGAAGAAGGAAGGAGAGTTATGTACGGTAATACAGGTGAGAGATATGTGCAGATAAAAAAATTATGCCAAGACGGACTGTCGATAGATAAAGTAGGTGAGGAATTTAAAATCGGAGAATATTATTCTACTCCTCATGGATTTACGGCATTAAGCCATGGCGGTTGTCTTATCTATGTCCCCGATGGAATATTTAAAGAGCATTTTGTAAAATGGGAAATATTTAAGCAATTTTATTGCCTGGGAGATAAAGTTTGTATAAATGCAAATGGGAATCTTGGCAAGTACAGTATTGAGGGAATAGATGGAGACGGACACTATGTTACTTTAAGGTTGGAACGGGATTAACTAAACTGAGATTTGATTAATAAAAAGAAAGGAGCCAGCCTCCTGCAGGGGTAAGGGTATACCGGGCTTCTTGAAAAAATGGGATTAGAAGTATTTGAAAATTATGAGTGTGACGGGCAGATGGAAATGCCCGGAATTCGTGAACCTATGCGGATCGGTTTAATAGATGTTGAAGGGGACAACGTGGAATGGTACAGTCAAATGTTTTCAGGCCATATGGACCGGGTATATATGAGTAAAGTTTTTTCCTTCACTCCAGATTGCCAGGATATCATAGACGCGGACGAGATCATAAAAGGCGGTACCGGGTATTATTATCCAGACGGTGGCCTGATGTTACAGGAAGAGATAGAACATATCTATCCAGATTACAGCCTTTACCCTGATTTGTGTAAAGATACAGCTTATGGATTTTTAACAAGAGGTTGTCCCCGTGGTTGTTCCTTCTGCGTGGTTGGAGAAAAAGAAGGGAAATGCAGCGTGAAGGTTGCAGACCTGAAAGAGTTTTGGAACGGGCAGAAAGAAATAAAACTTCTTGATCCGAACCTCTTAGCCTGCAAGGGCTGGAAAGAACTATTACAACAGCTTATTGATTCTGGCGCATGGGTGGATTTTACACAAGGTTTGGATATACGAGTCATGACACAGGAAAAGGCTGATATGATACGGCGTGTGAAGGTTAAGCAAGTACACTTTGCATGGGATCAGTACAGAGACAAAGAAATGATCGTGGAGCGGTTTAAATGGTTCAAAGAGGCTACAGGGTGGGATTACCGGAAAATGAGTGTGTATGTGCTAACCGGGTTTGATTCCACACTGGATCAAGACCTTGAAAGAATTTATATGCTGCGTGACCTTGGATACAGCCCTTATGTAATGATTTATGATAAACACAAGCTGCGGAAGGGTAGCGAATTAAAAAGGCTGCAAAGATGGGTTAATTCCCGGTTTGCGTTCGCAGCGGTAAAACGGTTTGAAGATTATAAAGGTTGATCCGGTAAACGAATATTTGAAAGGGGGAGAAATATGGATGACTCATTAAAAGAAGAAATGAGAGATCGAGGATATCTCGGAATCCAAAGTATTGTAGCTAATTCTTTTTACAAATGCAGAATGCTTAATAAACTACCGCATGAAGATGTTAAAAAGTTATTTAAAGAGATACGTGACTGTGTAAAAGCTGCTTGGCAATTAGGGCACCATGAGGAGCGCATGAATAATAACACAAAGCAGATATGCCAGATGCAAGCTCAAGAACTTGAAATAAAAGATAGCCAGTTGCGGCAGATCGTGGATATTCTGGAAAATATCATGCAGGAGATAGATGATAAGCGGATAAAGAGTGAGGAATCGGGTGAAACGGTGCTATTGTTTAATCAGTGGAAGGGTTTGAATCGGTTTCGGGGTGAACTGGATAAGATAATGGAAGGTGAGGGATAACAATGGCAACAATGAAATATACGGAAAAGGAACATAAAGAATACGCTAACAGGATAAACCGCAAGAAACAGGCAGAGTATGAAGAAATGCTCTCTGCACCTAAAGTAAAAACATGGTCCGCAACTCACAAACCTGACTATAGCAATAGAAAGAAATAGCAATCTGAAAAAAGGATGATGAAAGAAGTGATCAAATGCCTAACACTGTATTAGTCTTATGTCCTTTCTATATTACACACAGTTCAGGCCGTGGACAATGGCAATATACCATAACTTGCGAAGATATACGGAATAATATGGGGTTTGTCATGAGAAATCAAATAAGATTTATTGATGATGATGAACAGAAAGCTTATTTGAATATGTTCTGCTGTACATATGGATACAAGGAATGCCCTTATTACAAGGCCCTTTATGAAAAATATCATGTAAATAAAGAGAAAAATATCTATAAATTCAAATCAGAAGTAATGCAAAAAAAACAAGGAAAATCTTGTGAACAGATTAGTATTTTTGATGTTAGTAACGCTATAGTAAATAAAAGTATTATGTAAACTAAATGTGTTTCTTCTATATAATGGGTGTAAAAATGAAAGAGTGTAATGCGGAATTCAAATTCCGTTTTTACACTTGATAAACTAATTAACTAACCGACAGGGGATATAGATATGCCATATGTAAAGCGTATTACCAGAGCAGGAAATACAATAGAGATAGAAAAGTATTATACGGCTAAATATAACAAGAAGGGTGGAAAGAGAAGAGATAGAGTAAAGGCTACCACTGATCAGCAGAAAAAGATTAATACTAAGCAGGCTGAAAGAAAGCTTCGCATCCTGATGAATGCCAATTTCAGTTATGGAGATTATCATTTGGAGTTAGACTATATACATGAGGCTGGACAGCCATATAGAGAAAAAGAACAGATGAGGCATGATTTAGATGTATTTTTGAGAGAGGCCAGAAAGGAATATAAAAAGGCTGGATTAGAATTAAAATATATACATGTTATGGAAATTGGAGAAAAAGGGGCAAGGCATCATCATTTAGTTATAAACCAGATAGATACAAAAATATTACAGCGGTGTTGGTATAAGGCATATGAGGGACACAACAGAATAAAGGTATTCCCATTGGAAGACAGCGGAAATTATGCAAAGTTAGCTAGTTATTTTGTAAAATACACAGATAAGGTGATTAAGACAGAAATGGCATTACAGGGAAAGCGGTGGAATGCAAGTAAAAATCTTGTTAGGCCGGAACCAGAATATGAAGTTATCTCTGATAAAGATTATTTCCGAAGTGAGGAAAAGGTGCCGAAGGAATATAGTGGTGATTATTATATTGATAAAGATTCAGTAGAAAATGGTGTACATAATGCTGAGTATTCTGGATATGGTTTTTTTAGATTCATACTTGTAAAGTTAGATAATCCACAAAACAAAATGCAAATAACAAAAAATACTAGCGCAGCCAAAAGACTGCCTATTAATCATGCAATAAAAGGAGAAGAATATGAAAAAAGCTGGTAAGAGTTTAAGGGATAAAGTAAAGCAAGCAGAAAAACGTGAAAGAGATTGTAGAAGAAGAATGGAAAATATGAGGCATGAGCTACGTACTGCTAATGCTATTTCAGATGGTTCGCAGATTTGGATAAATATTTTAGCTAATATGATCGGACCTGAATTTCTCGTATCCAAAGAGATATTTGAGGAATCAAAATCCAAAATATACATGGTAAGCGTTAATGCAGATGGTACATATGGATTTATGCAGCAAGGGCTTCATGGAGTAAATGAATGCCTGGAGAATTAATATTTCATGTATAACATTACTGTACGCCAATAATGTGTGCGCATATGTGCGCATGCGCGCGATAATAAGAAGAAGGGCACTTTGCAGTGCTCTTTTTTGGTGAAAATAATCGGACGAAAATGGACACTGGTAAAGGGTGGGGGAATCATTCGTAAAATTAACTTATGATAAGACAAAAGGAGGGATTATGAAGAGGCAAAGATGGCAGGAATGGGCACAGAATGAAAATAATATTGCCGTCCTCACTGCATGGGCCAGGGCGGGGCTAACCGATGAACAAATAGCAAAATCAATTGGTATAAGCAGGTCAACTCTTTCGGAGTGGAAGAAAAAACATGAAGCTATAAGGGAAGCTCTTTCCACGGGAAAGGAATTTGCTGATCGTATGGTTGAAAATAGTCTTTTTAAAATGACGCAAGGTTATACCATGAATATAAAAAAGGCTTTTAAAGTTAAAAAGATTGAATACGATGAAACCGGAAAAAAGAAAAATGAAAAGGAAGAACTTCAATATGCAGAAGAAACGGAATATGTAAATCCTGATATAAGAGCTATTATGTTTTGGTTGAAAAACCGTAAACCAGATATTTGGCGTGAGAAAATAATTGACAAGGAAATTGATGAAGGTGAGAGCACAGGAGTTGTTGTTCTTACACCTACACAAGTAACTGATCTACAGGAGGCTGTGAAGAAGGATGAAACAGAATGATGTTGCCTACAAAATCATATGGTCCCCTCAGACACGACAGCAGATCATGATGTCAAGATCGGAGTTTGAAGCCTTGTACGGTGGGGCAGCAGGTGGAGGAAAATCAGATTATTTAATTGCTGAGGCATTACGACAGGTACATATTACGCATTATAGAGCAATCATTTTTAGAAAAACAATACCTGAACTGGAGGACTTAATTAGCCGTTCCCATGAATTATATAAAAGTGCATTTCCAAAGGCAAAATATAATGAGAATAAGCATGCGTGGAAGTTTCCAAGTGGCTCAATTATATATTTCGGCAGTATGCAGCATACGAAAGACCGCATCAAATATCAAGGTCGACATTTTGATTTTGTAGGATTCGATGAACTAACACATTTTGCTAAAGAAGAATACGAATATATGTTTTCACGTGCGAGATCGTCAGGGCCGGGATTAAGAGTTTATATAAGATCAACAGCTAATCCAGGAGGGCCAGGGCATCCGTGGGTAAAAGCTAGATTCATAAGCGCAGCAAAGCCAGAGACAACAATAGTGTCAAGAATGTCAATTAACACGCCAGACGGTAGAAAAATTGAAATGACAAAAGACAGAATATTTATACCAAGTTCTATATTTGATAATAAAGCCTTAATGGACAATAACCCAGAATATATAGCCTCGTTAGCCATGATGCCGGAAGCAGAGCGTAATGCGCTGTTATACGGGGATTGGGACTCGTTTAGTGGTCAGGTTTTTATAGAGTGGAGAAATGACCCAGATAATTATGAGACACAGCAATGGAGCCATGTAATTAAGCCGTTTAAAATACCAGATGGTTGGATTGTTGGTAGAAGCTATGATTTTGGATATGCAAAACCGTTTTCAGTGGGGTGGTATGCTATTGACTATAAGGGCTGTATCTATCGAATTAGAGAGTTATATGGTTGTGTTGATGGTGAACCAAATAAAGGAATTATGATTGATCCTGGGGAGCAGGCAAGACGGATAAAGGAAATTGAGAATGCCGATGAAAATTTAAAAGGTAGAAAGATTATTGGGATTGCTGATCCATCTATTTTTGATAAGAGCAGAGGGGATTCTATAGCTGATATTATGTCCCGTGAAGGCGTTTACTGGAATCCGGGTGACAATCATCGTATAGCAGGTAAAATGCAGTATCATTATCGAATGGCTTTCGATGAAAATGGGAGATCAATGTTTTATGTGTTTAATACAAGTAAGGAGTTTATACGAACAACTCCACAACTTGTTTATGATGAAAAAAATGTTGAGGATATTAATACAACTCAAGAAGATCATATATACGATGAATGTAGATATTTTCTCATGGAGCATATGATTGCAAGGCGTGAAAATATTAAAAAGTCAATACCATTGGACGATCCGCTTGATTTGTTTAAAGAAGAACGAACAAAGCAATATGGAGTAATAAGGCTGTAATGAAGGGAGGATGAAAAAATGGAGAATGGGCAGCAGGAGATGAAGGAAAACTTGACAAATGTTGATGTTCGTATAGGTGAAAATGAGATAGAAAATGCCTTAGCTACAATGATGAAATATAAATCTGCAAAATCAAGCTATACCGAAAAAGTAGTAAATGCCGAAGAATGGTGGAAAAATAAGCATTGGGAACGATTTACAAGTCAGTCAATTAATCCAAATGACCCCAAACCTGTAAGTGCTTGGT